AACTGTCTTGCTTCTCTATTTTGTAAGACAGCCGCCTGCTTTTTACCCAATCCGGGTACTATAGATTCTCTTTTAGCCATTATTATTATCCTACCCTATTAGCAATAGACTTAACCATCATCTCTATTGTTTTAGGTTTTCTTCTTCTAGCTTTTGTTTTTGCTGGAGTTGCTGCTGGCTTGTTAGCCGCTACAGCTTTCTCTGTATTTTTCATAGTGCCTGCACCAGTTACTACTGGTTGCTGTTGACCAACACCCATGTTTGGTGGTCTATTCATTGTCATAGCCATCGGAGGTGCTTGTTTCTTTAATGATGCCTTGAACGGATTAGCTTTTTCTATATCAGCTTTCTGCTCAATCTTAAAATTAGTTTCAAATTTTGTTTGGTCAAACTGTGGATTCTGTGCATATAAAGATAAGAAGTCACTTAAATTACTAACACCGTAATTAGCTTCTACGTTTTTACCACCCTCACCTATTGATACTATTGCATCAAAGTATCCTGATGAACCAAACTGAGGTAAAAGGTCACCCTTACTATTTTTTGGTCTAGTTAATTCAGGGTTAGCCCTTACTCCTAAGCCAAGCTCTGATGTAACCTTAGGGTCTATTTCTGGTGTCGAAGATTCTTCTTCTTCTTCTTCTGGTTCTATGCCAGTAACGTTTGTTGCTATTTCACTAGCTGTTGCATCTACGTCCCCAGTGCCTCCAGTGCCTCCAGTGCCGGGGTCAGCTTGTAACTCTGTATCACCCGTTTCATTAGTAGACACTATATTTTCTTCTTCAATTTCTTCTACAACCGGTTCCTTCTCAGTTTCTTTCATCCCCGCACCCGTTGCAGTTGCTCCAACTCCGTAATCAATATCTTCTGTAGCAAACCCTTTAGGTTCCTTAATTCCTTTTCTTTCTCTTTCTGCTTGTGCTTGTCTCGCGGCTTTAGCATCTTCTGTTTCCATCTCTAAGCCACTGCTTTCAACAGCACTACCAAATCCAACCTTTCTATCAATACCTCCTGCTCCCGGCATACCCGGAGATACTTCATCTATATTAGGCATACCTAGCACACCTCTTTCTTGAACTGGACCGTATTTATCTCCAAATACAGCTATATCACCTGCTAGACCCAGATTTCCCGGTTTTTTATCTTGAGGTTCGTTTATACGAACATCTCTTTGTACAGTTTGAGTCCTAGGAGCTGATTGTATCTCAGCACTTGTTGCACTTGTGGCACCGATACTTTCGGGAACCGGTCCTATACCTGCTCCTCTAGTTTTTCCTCCGAGCCTTCTTTCCATATCGGGGATACCTTCAGGTTGTTTTCTTAATTCAAATATAGCTTCTTTGACCATGTTCTGAGTTTGAGATGCTACTTCACTTGCAATAGCACTTGTTCTTGCATCTAATTTTTTACGAGGAAGAACATCACTAGCACTATACGGTGTTACTGTAGGTCCCGCTTCTGAGCCTCTCTGTGCTATTTCAGATGGAGACTGTGTAGTCGGAGTATCCCCTCCTCCCATGTAAGGTCTTTCTTCATCCATTAAAGGTGCGTCAGTTTCTCTACCCCTAAAACCTGTACCTCTATAAATTGTCGGCGTATCTTTTCGTGTTCGTTTAGGTTTAAATTCAGGTCCTCTTTCAAAACCTTGAGGGGCTGCAGTTAACTCAGGTTTATCTGAACCCACTGCATATTTGTTTTGATTATCCTTACGGAGTTCTTGTATAGCTTCTTTAACTAAACCAGTGTACGTTGGTTTTTTGTTAGATGTTTCTAATACAGATTGTAGCTCTTTGTTTTTGCCCTTGATTCCTACGTTAGGCAAGTTCTTACCTTCAGGTTGTTCTTCACCGTATACAGATGGAGCTGGGCTTCCTGAGCTTTCTAATATTTTCTTTGTGAGACCTTCAGAAATGATTTCAATTCTTACGTCTGGATATATATCTTTCTTCATATTATATTATACTATCTCCTTTAATTTATCTAAAAATAATTGTTTGCTTAATGATAGTTGTTGAGTCACTACTCCTGCTCTTTCAGATGTGCTTAAAGTAGGTTCTTTAATGCCTCGTTTAACATAAATACCTTTTTGACCTTTTTCGTCATAAGTTCTTCCGGTAGTCTTCTCTTTACCAGTTTGAGGGTCATAGGTGCTTACACTAAGTATAGGGGCATCTTTATAAGCATCTCTAAATCTACCACCTTCAACTTTATCAGTCCTAGTTCTAAACTTCATACCCCCTTTGTCTTCCTCATCATATCGTATACTTCCTACTTCTTTTTCAGGCTGCTTTGTAAGGAATGTTTTAGTTATTGCTTTCTCTTTAGCAGACTTCGCACTATCTTTAATAGCTTCTGCTATTTTATCTCTTCGGTCATCACCCGGACTACCATCAGTAAATTTCTTGTAACCTTCTTTTTTAGCTTGTGCAGTAGCTATTGCAACTGCTCTAGATTTATCAGAGTCTTGTTCTTTAGTAATCCAACTTGCAAACATGTCTTTAAATGAAGGCATCTCTGATTTAGAGATAGCAATTATTTCTGGTTCGGGAGCTGGGTCGTGAGACTTTGTTAAACAACTTCCGTCTACACATGACCCTTCCGCTTTATCACCTTTAAGTAATTCAAAATGAGCGTTCTGATTTACTCCCTTTTCACATATTGTTACTTCTGCTAGTTCCATATCATCTACTTGTAATATGTGACTACCATCAGATTTATTGATTTCTTTACTCTTAGTAGCACTTCCTGCAATAGAATAAGATTTCATACCACCTTTTTCTATTTGTTCTCGCACTCTATCAGATATCTTAGTGTCATCCCTCATTTCTGCTATAAAAAACAGACCTTTGTCGTCCACACCACTCTTAAATATATTACCAGCTTTACTTATATACGCTGGGAGTGCATGTCCTACTTGAACATCAGAGTGCATAACCATTACGTTTCTACCTCTAAAGTTCTTCATGTATTTCTTAAATGCTTTTTTAAGAGCCGCTGTTGTAATAAGATGTCCTTCTCTATCAACAACTTCAACTGATGCAGGACCTCCAACAACCATCAATGGCATTTCACCATCCTCATCCTTTAACGCTTCACATACTTCTGCATACTCTACGTTTTCAGGATAAGCTCTGTTCAATGTAACCATCTCTGCGGGAGATGCTAGCCCAGCGATGTACAACCTCTTATATTCGTCCAAAGCATCAGCGATATCTTCAAGTGTGGTTCTACCAGACTGTGCTTTTTCTAAAGATACAATAGTCTCGTCCTCAGACGAAAGCCAGCTTTTATATTCTGTATTACTAGCCATAGTAACCATTGTTTCTCCTATCCTACAGGGGCAGCAACTCCCCAGATTACACCTTCATAAGTTGTACTAGCACCACTAGCTATTACAGAAATGTTCTTTCTGAAGTCTAATGGGTGTGTACTAACGAAGAAGTTATGTTCTGTAGTATCGTTACCAGTTAATTTAATAGCGGCTGTACTTGCTTCCGCAGTGGTATCAAACGCTACATATAATATTTGTGATGCGTGAGTGTTTCTAATACTTATTCCTCTAATCGCACCTATTGGAGATAGATGTCTTGACCTTGATAGGTCTGTAGTTCCTTCCCATTGGTATGTATTACCACCAGCAAGGTTACCATCTATGTAGTCAATAACTTTTGTGTTTATTCTTTTATCGTACATCAATGCATCCCACAACATATTAATATTGTGTTGAGTGCTTGAACAGAACTTAATTTTGTAAGTTGCTCCACCCACTGGAAGTTTGTAATGTACTGATACTCTTTGGTAAGATGTAGTCAAACTCACTGCTTCACCAGTAGCTAATACGCTATCATCAGAATCTAAAATCTGTATTACTGCATCTCCTGATGCTGATGCTCCTCTTACCATTCCTTGTGCACATAAATATGAATCTGCACTTCTTGAGGTGCCTCCAGCTAAAGTGTCTGTAGTAACAGTAAATCCTTCTTTAGCCGCTGAGTTTGCTGGGTTACATGTAAGTTCTGCTGACCCTAAGAAGGGTGCTCCTGTTGTTCTTGATATGGCAGACCCAACTGCTGTAAATTCTGATATAGTTGCATTCTCTATTGATGGGTTTAAAATTCTATTTATGCCGGGACTACCACTAGTAGGTAATTCTAAGTTTGCTGTAGTCGCTCCTTGATCTATATCGTAGTATGCACTTGAATGCACATTTATTATATCTGCGGCTGTTCCTCCGACTGAACCGCTAAAAGGTACATATCTATCCCATGGTTGCACAGCGGTTCTTGTACTGGGGTCTGATTGCCATGTTTCAAAAGATGCTGAATCTTGATAATCGTTTGTTATTGACATGTATTTATTCTCCTATTTCTATGATTGGTAGCCACCCAATAAAGAGTGGCTACTCAATTATAATCTATTTTTATGCAGGTTGTCCGTAAAGTGTTATTAGTATTTTTCCTGCTGTGTAAGTGTCATCAGTTCCACCACCAGAAGCGACTAAGTATAAAAACTCGTCAGCTGCTGGAAATGCTGATAAAACAAATGGTGTACCTAAGTTTCCTCCTGCTAAGTCAGCACCTAAATCAAGCAACTTAGTTTCTGATAAGTCAGAAACAGCTGTGTCTTCCGCACCAGTTCCAACAGTAGCTGAGAACAAGTCAATGTCTGGTTCTCCACCTGCTGGTGTTTCTAGCGATTGGAAAGTACCCGCAAAAATTGAACCACATAAAGCAGATGTAATCTGTCCTATGTGACAGTTTGCAGTTCCACCGTCTTTACCGATAATGTCTCCTGCTGCAGATGAGTTTAAACCAGTGAGGTCAATAAGAATTTCAGTCTTAATTAAGTCACCAGCCACTGTCACGTTAGCTTTGTACACGGTGTTAGTACCAGTTGAGATACCTGTACCCGGTGTAATGTTCTGCATTCTAAATGCAGTTTCGTCTGTACTACCGAACAATAATGTTTCAGCGTCAGCGTAATAGTTAAAGTCGTAACCTAATGCAGACCTTGCTATAATTCTAGCGTCTGGTGTTACGTCTGATAGTTTAAAAGTATGTTTAGCCATCTTTTATTTCCTCCGTATTAAATGCCATACTAGTCACGTCATCTTGAATATTGCGATTAGTTCGCCACATGGCTTGCTTAATCGATTTTTTTAACGCAGTGGTTGTTGGAGCATCTGTTAATGAACCTTCTATTAGGGTCATCACTTCTCCAACCATCCTCTTCGTTTGTACATCTAGACTTTGTAATACTCCGTTAGCATATACAATCTGCATTATTCATCCTTACATTACATTTCATTTACATTCATTCAAAAGTGAGGGTGACTAATTTAATCTTAATCACCCTCTACTTTTACATATAGTCTTAATTTACTGTAACTTTAACCGACTATGAGTTTAAGTCTAAAATCGCACCCTGTACGTCAAACCTGTAAGCTCTGAACTCTGCCATTGTGTATAGCAAACCTCTGACTACAAGTGCGTCAGCTGCGAAGTAATCTCTGTTCTCAATATACTGAGTAGGTTGAGCTACAGCGATTTCTAGGTAGTCTGTATCCAAAACGTAGATGTTTGAACCTAGTTTTGAACCACCTGAAGCAGCCTCTGATTTAGTAGTGTCTGCATCTGGTAGAATTGGAATACCTTGGTAAGTTGCGAGAACTAGTCCAGTTCTTGTACCCGGAAAGGTCTTTTCAGAACCTACTCCTACTTGGTACTCTTCCTGTCCCATGTATCTCTGTTGAGAGTTAAGTAATCTCTCTAGTTTGAAGTATTGGTCGTGACCCATAAGAATTAACTTAGGTTCTCCACCATTTGTCCTGATAGACTGAATACAGTCATCAAGTAGGTTTAGAGATAGGTCTCTTCCAACACCACTGTTACCTTTTACAGTAGCAGCAGCACCGAATGTGCCTGAAGTTCTGTTTGCTGTAGTTAAGTCATAAGCTCCAGCGAACCTCTGTACACCACCGTTACCAACTGTTGCATCGTTGTTAATTGCAACGATATCATCAATTGATGTTAATCCTGCTCTAGTTTGCACTGATAGGTTGTCTGCTACGGTTGTTGCACCGTTTGCAGGTGTGCCTGATAGTGCACTACCGAATGTTACATCGGTACCAGAAATTGCAGAAATTGCTGGTGTATTTGCTGTTGCGGAACCAGCATCCACTAACATTACTGTGTCTCCGATTCTTAAGTCGGAACCATTTGTTACGTTAGCATCTGAAGTTCCTGAACCAGCAGCGATGTTTGCTACTGAGTTTGGTAGCAATAGCTCTTGGTTCATTTCCTTGATGTGGTCAAGTTGTGCGTTTTCGTTTTCCAACGCTAATACATCACCGACACCACCCTCTAATTGAGCAGTGTACATTGCTTTCACAGAAGCACCGAATGAAGTAGAAATAATCTTAGGCAAGCTAGAGATTGTTTCTAGGTTTGAAACATCAATATCTGGTAAACTACCAGTCTCTGTAATAGGTCGAGACCTTTGTGTACCTCTATCTGTTCTTACCCTCCAACCAACGGTGTTACCGAAAACTGTTCTTGGGATTGCGTTGAAGAAACGAGTTTGGTTGTTCAATGACTGCCATACTTTTCTTCCGAAAGTAGACGTGAACACATTGTCCGCAGATGTAGTCGTATAGATTGCATCAGCAGTTCCTGTGTTCGCTGCATTAAACGCTTTTGATAAGTACTCAGGACCGAATACAGACTGGTTTAGTCCTCTATTCGATTGAGAAATGTATTCACTTAGTGAAGGCATAATTATTATCTCCTCGTTTTTCTTGGTTTATTGTTTATAGGTTTGCAATTTCGTCTGGCAAACCTTCTACTATGCCTTGTCTCTTGAACTCTTGCATTTTTCTGAGTTCTTTGTATGACAAGTTAGTAAGTTGGTCAACTACATCGTTCACAGTTTGAGCCTTCTTGATTGGAGTTTCATCTGCTCCAAACACGTTGTTACTCAATTGTGGTCTCTGTAATCCATTCTCTTCCTTGAATCCCATTTTTCGTAGTCTATTCTCGGATTCTTCTTTTACCGCTTTAGAAATGTCTAACGCTTCGATTTGTTTCTGAAGTTGCTTTATTGATTTTTTCAACATAGCTTTTTCTTCATCTTCATCTTCGTCATCATCTGCCATTTCTACTTTTTTGTATGCATTTTCGATATCTTCGTCATCATCTTCATCTTTATCGCCGTGTTCAGCTTTCATCTTGCCTGCATGCATTGCTTTTTCTTCTTCGTCATCATCTTCGTCCTCAGCCATGATTGAAGCCTGTTGGTCTTCAATACTTTGCCTTGGTGTAACTGTTTCTGATGAGTCATCAGCATCACCTATGTAATTAGGTGTTGCAGTTGCTCCTTTTGTCGGGTCTGGTTTTCCTACGTTTTCGATATCTGTACCGTCAACGTCCATACCTTGATCTGAGAGCTCTATTAACACTGATTTTGCAATGTCTTTTACCAATGCCGCGTGCTCTAAAGCTGCTTCTTCTTGTTCAGCTTTCTGTATAGCATACGCATCGTCTTCTTCCATTCTTCCATCCATTTTTTGTAGCACTTCTGCAAGAGCCGCCAAACCTAATGACGTGCCTTCCATGTGCTTCTCAATTCTATCTAGAATTTCATCAGCCATTATAGCCTCCTTGTTTTAAAGTTTTGTAATAATTAACTTTGTTCGACCAGAAAAAGGTTGGTCTAAGCCACCCCCGACCTTTTTACAATATATTATAAAATACTATATTTTATAGTCACTTTTATTATACTAATTTAAGTATAAATATAAAAAAATATAAGGGCTATTCAACGATATTAGTATCTGCCTCACCGTTTTCTAAACGTAACATATCGTTTCTAAAGTCGTATAGGGGTACTTGTAGTAATTTTTTCAGCTTTTCACACTGTTTTCCCTCTGGCATGGCTGCTTCTACAAGGTCTAAAACCTTACCAACCATACGCGAATGCTTTGCTATAATCCATTCCTGTTCTTTTGTTACATCTAATTCTTCCATGTCTACCTCTTTTATATGCTTATGTAGTAACCACTACTACCTTCGTTTGCGGACACGACAACATCATCAAAATCACCGCTTAAGACATCTTCAATTGCATTTTTTATAAAGAATTTACCAGTCACATCATATCCAGAAACTGATTCTGGTCTACCTGTTTTTCTGTTACGTCTTAAATAATCGTTAACTCTTCCACCTTCTTCTACTAATTTAACGTAAGGAGCAGTATCGTCTACATTATATGAAAATGTATATGATCCCTCTCCCGGATTTGCTTCAACAATGGCACCAGAATTTCTTAGCTGCCCCGTAACAAAGGGACAGTTCTCTTGAGACTTCCTAAACATCTCAGTAGCCATAGTCTGCATTGTATTCAAAGCAGCTTGTTGAAATAGTTGTAGTATGCGTTGTTCATCCATACTATATTATACTATTCTGAACCTAATTAGCTAAAAGTTTTAGACCAAACATCAGGTAATATGTCATTAAACTGACCCTTACGAGAGTCATATCTGTTTAGGTAGACAATTTCTTTGCCGATCTCGCCGTATTTAGGGTGATAATATAGAACTATTTGTCTTGGTTTATTAATAGATTGCACTCTTTGCATAGCATATTCGTCTCCGCCCTTCATGCATCCACATATATGTACAGCTCCCGTTCCTATATCAACTTCATCTACTCTATGAAAGTGCCCCATTAATGCTGAGTCAAATTTATCTGGCACATTTTCTAAAGTATTATCTTGTAGTTGATGTAGTTCATCCACCAATCCTTTTCTAAATGCCATAACATTTCGCATATTATTTACACCTCGACTAATTGCAGTACCGCTTCCACCACCATTAATGAAGTCTCCGTGTGCTAATAAAATATTTCTATTACATACTTCAATGGTTGTCATAAATGATTTAGGTATGTGAAACTCTATATTCTTTTGATCTTGACAGAATACAGCTACCCACTGATACAACATGTAATCCCAATCTAGATACTTATCTTTCATAGG